TAGGAAATAAAAAATGAGTATCGCACCTTGGTCGTTCAGTAAGATAAAAGCATTCGAGCAATGCCCTAAGAAGTTTTACCACTTGAAGATTGCCAAGGATTATTCCGAGCCTGAGACGGAAGCCATGTATTACGGCACTGCGTTCCATGAAGCAGCCGAGAAATACGTACGGGATAACGTACCGTTACCACCACAGTTCGACTACGCCAAGGCCGGGTTGGACGCGCTTAACGCTAAACGTGGTAAGAAGTTATGCGAATATAAAATGGGGCTTACCGAAAACTTGGAACCCTGCGACTTCTTTGCGGATAACGTGTGGTTTCGCGGTATTGCAGACTTGGTAATACTTGATGAAGAGGATGAGTCAGCTTGGGTGATAGATTATAAAACGGGTAAAAACGCTCGTTACGCCGACAGAGGGCAGCTTGAGCTGATGGCACTGGCGGCATTCAAACATTTCCCCAATATCAAAAAGGTACGGGGTGGGTTGATGTTTGTTGTGTCAAACGAGTTAATAAAAGATACCTACACCCTAGCAGGCCAAGGTAACTTATGGGGTAAATGGTTAGGTGACTACGCTAGTATGGAGTCAGCCTTTGAGAATGATACGTGGAACGCTAACCCCAGCGGGTTATGCAAAGCACATTGCGTGGTGCTTGAGTGTCCGCACAACGGGAGAAGTTAAATGCCTTACAGAAATAAGTCAGACAGAAAGAAACAAGTAAACAAACCAGTCGATAGCCCAGAGTTCAAACGTCGTATGGAGCGGCAACGTGCCCGACGTGCAATGGATAAGACAGGTAAAGATGCGAATAACAACGGCAAAGCGGACAAGCGAGAAGGCAAGGACGTTAGCCATAACAAGCCACTGGCGAGAGGTGGTAGCAACAAAGACGGTGTGAAGGTAGAAAGTCGAAGTAAGAACCGTAGCCGTAACCTTAAGAAGGCACCCGTTGCGAGACAGAAGAAGCCTACCAGACGCTGAACCTGATGCGTCTTTAAACCACGTACGAAGCACCCTCCAGTTGCAGAGTACAAAAATCAGGCTAGTTCAGGGGAGCGAAAGACCCTTCATAGCAGACCTAGCCCCATCTGTGGACGAAGCGGGGCTTTAGGAGGACACATGAAAATTATAGATAACAAAGCGTTGCTTTTGCGACTGCGTAATCCGCAGAAAGTGACGACTGTTATACCCGAAAGCAAACAACTACCTGATAATAAAGTAGTGGTTAAGTGGGGTATAGACGAAGCGCAGGTACTCAAAAACTTAAACATAAAAGTGCCATCGCCCATCGAGGGTAAGTATCGATGGACGGGTAAGTACACCCCTTTCGAACACCAAAAGACTACCGCATCTTTTCTTACACTGAACAAGCGTGCGTTTTGTTTCAATGAGCAAGGTACGGGAAAAACTGCCAGTGCTATATGGGCAGCGGATTACTTGATGAAAGAAGGTTACGTTAACCGCGCCCTTGTAATATGCCCTCTATCTATCATGGATTCAGCATGGAGAGCGGACTTATTCACCTTTGCTATGCACCGGACTGTGGACGTAGCTTATGGCCCAGCATCGAAACGTAAGGAGATCGTAAACAACGGCGCAGATTTCGTGATAATAAATTATGACGGCGTAGAGATTGTGTCTGAGGCCATAGCCGACGGAGGATTCGATCTAATTATCGTTGATGAGGCCACCCACTATAAGAACGCACAAACAAAACGCTGGAAAACGTTGAATAAACTACTAACACCAGACAAATGGTTATGGATGATGACGGGTACTCCCGCAGCCCAAAGCCCACTTGATGCGTACGGTATAGCCAAACTTGTTAACCCGTCAGCGGTGCCTAGGTTCTTCGGTTCTTTCCGTGATCGTGTGATGAACAAGATAACTAATTTTCGTTGGATACCCAAGGATGACGCAACCGACACGGTGTATAGGGTTCTGCAACCCGCCATCCGGTTCACTAAAGATGAGTGTCTAGACTTGCCACCGATGGTATACACCAAACGTGAAGTAGAAATGACCCGCCAACAGATTAAGTATTACAAAATGTTGAAGGATCGTATGGTTATGGATGCCGCAGGTGAGCAAGTCACTGCCGCCAATGCAGCGGTTAACATGAATAAGTTACTGCAAATATCTTGTGGTGCTGTCTATACCGATAAGGGTGAGTCACTAGAGTTTGATATTAAACACCGGTACAAGGTTCTACGTGAGGTTATCGACGAATCCAGTAAGAAAGTATTGATATTCGTGCCTTTTAAACACGTTATCGATATGTTAGTAGAGAAGTTGGCTAGTGATGGTATTACCGCAGAAATAATTAGGGGCGATGTATCTGCACCCAAACGCACGGAAATATTCAAACGATTCCAAACTAAAGAAAATCCCAAAGTTTTGGTTATCCAACCCCAAGCAGCAGCGCACGGTGTAACCCTGACAGCGGCGAATACGGTAGTGTGGTGGGGGCCAACCAGTTCGTTAGAAACGTACGCCCAAGCCAACGCACGGGTGCACAGATCGGGACAAGACCATAAATGTACCGTAGTTCAACTGCAAGGATCGGCCATAGAAAAACACGTATATAGAATGCTTGATAATAAAATCAATATACATACAAAAATTATTGATCTTTATAACGAAATCCTTGCGTAATCAATCTAAGTACACTATATTCAACAGTTCGATAAGTGAAGGAGATCGAAATGAGTGAAGGTAGTACCCTATCCTTAGAGAAACTGACTAAAGTTTATTTAAAGATAACTGCCAAGCGCACTGAATTGAAAAAAGCGTTTGATGAAGAGTACGGTGCTCTGACAAATGAACGTGACCGGATTAAACAAGCACTACTTGAACACTGTAAAGAACACAACGTGGACAGTGTTAGGACATCAGAAGGTTTGTTTTATCGCTCAGTCAGACAGAGTTACTGGACGAATGATTGGGAGTCCATGTACGAGTTTGTACTCGAAAACGAGGTGCCAGAGTTCTTTGACAAACGACTTAACCAAAAGAACGTGCGCGAGTACTTAGAGGAAAACCCCGACAAATTACCGAAAGGTCTGAACTCGGATTCAACATACACTATCTCTGTCAGGAGAAACAAAAAATGAGTAGCCCCTTTGTCCCTATCGCAGATGTTGCAGAACATTTTAAGGTAAACCAAGCCACCATACGTGGCTGGCTAAAAGCAGGGATTATCCCTAAAAGCACTTATATACATATTGGTTCGACCTATAGGTTTAACCTAGCCGCTATCACTGAGGCATTAACCGCGTCACAAAGTGAAGGAGGTGACCCCGCTACATGGGGTGATATAAGTGGTGATGAAGAACCTGTCCCACAATTAGAAACTGACGAAGACTATTGATAGGTGAGGCAGTGAAAAGAATTAGTGTACGCAACCGTCGGTTCGAGGGTCTGCCAGAAATAGTAGAAGATTCTGTAAACGTCATCGTAGTTGGTGTAGCCTATATGTCCCGTGTTTTTTACGCGGATGCTTATGACCCTAACAAGGTTGCTTTACCTACTTGTTGGTCTTCAGATACAGATACTCCTGCTACCGATGTTCCAGCAGAACAAAGACAAGCGGGGCGTTGCTTAGATTGTGTCAACAATATAAAGGGGTCAGGGCGAGGGCAAAGCCGTGCATGTAAGTTTGTACAGCGGTTAGCCGTAGTTACGGAAGATGATTTGGAAACAGTTTATCAACTACAACTATCTTCGGCTTCTATATTTGGGGACGCGATTGGGGTGAATATGCCACTACAAGCCTATGCTAGGTACTTAGAGGCACAAAACACTCCAATAGTCGCTGTGATAACTAAGATCTTTTTTGACCCTAGTAGCGACATACCAAAACTCTTCTTCAGACCTATGCGTCCAATAGAAGAGCAGGAGTACGAAGCCGTACAGAAAATGATGGAACATCCAGATACTACGAAAGCAATTACTTTGAACGTAGTGCCAGTGGAGGACGTGGGTGCATCGCCATTTTCCGAGGAAGACGGTTTTATTTTTAATGACTAGATGTTTGGAGAAACATACATGAACTATAAGATAAAAGGTGTAGAAGCACTTTACCCACGTATCAATAAGACATACAAGTTTGACAGTAGTGAGAACCGTAGCGTTCCTTGTGATGTACTGGACGACGGAGCTGCATACGAAATGTCTTTCAAGATGAATGAAACGCAAGCTAAAGAGTTGATGTCAGCGATGGCTTCGGTCTACAAAGAGAAGCGTGAATCGAAATGGCCTGAAAAGTTCCCCGTACCGTTCACTAAAGATGATGAAGGTATGTATATCGGTAAGGCAAAACTTAAAGGTGCCTACGGTAAAGATGCTACCAGCAAACCAAAACAGTACGACGCAAAGAACAAAGAGCTACCAGACGACTTTCAACTAACTACTGGAAGCACTGTCAACCTAGCCGTTGTGCTTGTGCCTTACAGCATGGCAAATGCGGGTGTGTCTTTACGTCTACGAGCGGTACAGGTAACCAAGTACATACCCCTACAGGTGGCATCACCGTTTGATTCAGTCGATGGGTTCAGCGCCGACGAAATCTCGGACGATGATGAAAGCCCATTCTTCGAGATCGAAACCGAAAGTAGTTCGGAGGTAGATAACGTCATTGAGTTACCCGTTGAAGAGCCAAAGAAGAAAGCAGCTAAGGTGAAAACTGCTGCACCAAAAGAGAAAGAAGATCTGAGTGACCTTGTTGATGCTTGGGACGACTAGTCCTAGTTAATTTGGGCTTCAACAAGAAGAAGCCCATTCATTCAACAATACCCACGGCTAGACTAGTCGAAGAGGGCGTAACCATGCCCCTGCCGTGGTGTCTTTCGGATCTATCTTATGGAAACAGCAATATTTTTAAAGGAGGCGCTACCAGAGAGTGGGTCGTATTGTGTTTTTGCATCTAACACGTCTGCGGATAGAAGGAGTCAACAGTTCTTTGGATCAGTGGATGATTTAATTGACGCAGCGCAAGACTTTGATGCTAAGGGTTACGATGTTTATTTTGCGTTGGCTAGTTTTAAGGAAGCTAATTCGCGTAAGGTAGACAACGTTCAGCATTTAAAATCATTTTTTCTTGATTTAGATTGTGGCCCATCGAAAGATTTTGTATCACAGACAGAAGCGATTTCTCAGCTAAAAGCGTTTTGTAAACAGTTTAAACTACCACGTCCTTTGATGGTTAATTCAGGTCGAGGTATCCACGTATACTGGGTGCTGTCAGAAGCAGTACCTACCGATGACTGGTTGCCAGTAGCACTAAAGCTCAAGCAACTATGTGCAGATAACAACTTTCTCGCTGACCCCGCAGTCACGGCGGATGCAGCACGGGTACTGCGTGTACCCACAACCCACAATTACAAACCCGAAGTCCCAGCAGAAGTAGACTTCGTAGGCACCCACTTACCCACCCTTGTTGACTTTGATTTATTTTCGAGATTGCTCGGAAATGATCCGATACCAGTTCCCACAAAGAAACTTGATGGGGCGAACGCAGTGATGAACGCAGCGTTATCGAACCGCGAGTACCGGTTCAAAGATATCTTACGCAAGACTAGCCAAGGGGAAGGGTGTGCACACATAGCCAACGCATTCACTAACCCTAACGAAGTATCGGAACCTATATGGCGAGGTGTGTTATCGATATTGAAAGCATGTAGTGATGGGACAAGAGAGAAAGCACACAAGTTATCAGAGCGATACGATGGATATGATCCCGAGGAGACCGATGCGAAATGGGATAATTTAACGTCTGACAAACGTTACACATGCGCTAGATTCGAGGAGATTCTACCAGAAACGTGTTTACAGTGTCCCAATAGGGGCAAATATAGGTCACCTTTGCATATCGGTAAGCGTGTGAAGGAGGCTACAGAAGAAGAAAATACGGTCGAAGCACCCGCTTTAGACCTACCTAACGCACCAATCAACACTTTCGTTATACCCAAGTATCCGTTCCCATATATCAGGGGTACTAACGGTGGAGTTTATATACGGTCGCAGGATTCGGAAGGGAACGAAAACGAAGAACGGATTTACCACAACGATATCTATGTTGTTAAACGCATCGTAGATCTAGAGTTGGGTGAGTCTGTAGTGGTACGCCTACACCTACCTAGGGATGGCGTGCGAGAATTCACTCTACCTTTAACGGCAGTTACGTCTAGGGAAGAGCTGAGGAAAAGTATGTCCATGCAAGGGGTAGCTATCTCAAAGGTAGACAAACTAATGGAGTACATAACAACGTGGGTAAACGAGTTA